AAGGATCAGGACTTCCGGACCATAGATCAGGTCCAGTTGGAGGGATTGCAAACATGGCTCGAAAAAAAAGGACTCAAAGGAAAGACGATAAAAAATATCATGATGACTTTACATGGATTCTTGCACCACTTTCAAAGTTCGCTTCCTATCTTTCCCCAGTTTCCTCAACTACGAATTCAACAACCCCGTATAAAATGGTTCACGGATCGAGAGATTGATCAGGTCTTTGAATTTATCAAAGAAGAGGATAGGGGATATTTCTGGGCGATCCGGGGATACGGATTGAGGCCGGAAGAGGCCAGCGGGCTTCTGAAAAGCGCAGTAAACTTCGAGACAATGGAGATCACCATTTCGACCGTTTATGTGGATGGGCGGATGAAAGCCAGGACGAAGACAAACCGAGAGAGAGGGATCCCGATAGAGCTGTGCCCGGAGGCCTCCAAATACTTGAGAATGGGAGAATCAGAGAATGGGAGAATGGGGAAATCGGGGAATGAGAGAATGGGAGAATGGGAGAATCGGGGAAACGGAGAAAGTATTTTTGTCTTCTCGGTTAATGGACAGCCTTATACGCGGCATATGAGGGAAAGGCGCTGGAATTTGGCGATGAAGCAGGCCCATGAAAAGTATGGGACGCGGATGATGACCTTGCGGGATCTCCGCCATTCGGCGGGGACGATGTGGAGGCAGAAGCAGGTTCCGCTCGATATTATCAAGAAGCTCCTAGGTCATTCGAGCCAGGAGGTGACGGATCGATTCTATGCCGAGGCCGATCTCCATCAGGTTGTCGGAATGATAAAAAGATGAGGGGGAAAATTTATGGAAGTATTGGCAATTTTGGGTTCTTTTGTGGGCGCTGTAATAGGATTGATCGTTTTCGTTATATTCATCGCTATGTATTTTAAACTTGAATCTATCAATGCGACCCTGAAGCGGATGGAGAAGCAGAAATTTGGCGAGAAGAGCCGATAATTATGTGCAACCCATGTGCAGCCACCCGCCAGACCTTGATAGATAACGCAGAGGGCAAGGTTCGAATCCTTGCCCCCCAGCCAATGAAGTCAATAACTTAGGTCAATTTTAAGTGGGTGCAAAGCATGTGCAGTTTAGATTTCAGGCTGATGGTGGGTGATAGCAACTCATACTATACTTGTGTATAGTAAGCGGGATGGAGACGGGATAAGTATGCTATCGAAACTCCCGTAAATGGAAGTCCTGCCCATCAGCCTGATGAAAGGAGACGAGACCCTATGATTTATGAAATATGGTGCGATGGTAAATTGGTAGCAAAATTTAAAAATCAAAGTGATAGGGATTTTTGTTTGAGCGCCCTGAAAGAAGCTTATGATGATTGTGTCTGGACTACAATGGGCTGATGGTGGCGAAAGCCGTTGCACATGCCAAGAAAGCAGGAATAATGAACGGCAAGGCAAAAGTCGTATGGCATCCTGCCCGTCAGCCTGATGAAAGGAGGTGATGTAGATGCTTTGTAAGGTAAGATACATTGGTAAACAGGGGGATTGGCTTTACGGAAGTTATTGGTTTATGGAAATTCATCCAAATTTTTTTATGAGAGTTGTCATCACCAAAACAGAATAAGGGTGGTGGGGAGGGGAAAATGAAAATTATTTGTCCAACTTGTAAACAAGATATGAACGAGCCTCCGCATGATGGATGGGCAGGAAAAAATTGTCCTCAATGTGGGCAAGGATGGCATTGGAGAAAATGGAATAAATACAAAAAAGAAAAAAAAGAGATAGCCCCTCCCCGAAAGGGGGTTTTGGTGGGGAAGGAGGTGGGTAAGGGAGGGGCCAACTTTTTATTTCTCAAACAGATTGCGAGTAGTAAAGGGGTGTTTCAAATTCCGGCAATAGTAGACATTGACCGTCCCATTTTCTATTTTGAACTTCTCCATCGCCATGAATTCCCCGCATACCGGACACATCGCATCTGTTAATTTTCCAGCTTTCCGCTTTTTTAATTTTGGCTTCATTTTTTGCCTCTTATTCGGGGAGCCATTGTTCCTTCTTCTCTGGATCAATAGGTGAATTAGGTCGATTCTTGGCATCTATGACCGCGTATCTTTCATCAGAGTGCTTCCATAGATAGTCGCTTGTCATAGGTTGCAATCCGCCCCAAGTCCAGACCCAAATCATATATTTCCCTGTCTTCTCGTTAATGGGTTCATATTTAATGCTATCAACGCCATGTCCTAACCGTGGATTTGGCTCACCTCCTGGTCCATCGGTAACATCCCAGGGTTTACCATCGCCAAAGTGTTCCCACGAGTATTCAGAGAGAAGAAGTCCCGTAGGCATACCACCTAACAGAGAGATGCACAGCTTAACCTCCTCGATGTCCTTCTTTTGAATCTGTACGAAATTTTTTATTTTATATATCGTTCCACCAAATTTGAGGCATAGCAGCCTCCTTTTAACTCCAACGGGAAGCCCCTCGTCCTGCCACTGTTTCATGGCATCGAGCATCACAAGGCCAATATCCTTCCCGCCACATTCATGGAGATAGTTGTCTACCACATCTTTTTCGGTGATGGGCAGGGTGGTTCCCTGTTCGTACATCTCAAAGATTAACTGCTGGATATACTTTGCGACCTCGACGCAATCACCCTTGGCATTGTCTCCTGTATTCCCCAATCCATTTCCATAGGGGAGTTTGAGATTGGGATATTCCTTCTCAGGATCATAGGAGACAGGGATGGGCGGAAGCATCCTTTTGAGAATGGAACTCAGATGGACTACTTTCTTCATCCCTTCCATGTCGGCTGGTAATTTTCCTGCTGCTTTGATTATCATTTGAATATCCTCTCCTCCTCACCCATTTTGATGAGTGATTCGATGATCCACTTAACTTCCTGGCGGACGGTCAGGTAGATACCTAGAGGAAGTATCATGGCACAGAGTAAACAGCCCACCAGGAAGTTTCGGAGATTCGTCATTTCATCTCCATTTCATCTTAAATTGCATTGGTGTGGGAGACACACTAAATGGCGTGATGTCTGCCCTGAGTGCCTGAATATCCTCCAATGAAATTTGTGTCTTTTGAAACAGGGCGATGATTGCAGGGAGCTCCTGAATCAGATAGGTAAGTAAAGTCGCACCGACCTGAATCAAAATTTGGATCGTGCCTTCTGAAAGTCTTTTGACCTCTACGGTATAGGGGACTCCGCCCTTGGTCCAGCCCTTCAACTGTAATGTGTCTGGGAAGGTTCCGGGTCTGATCGTATTAACTAACTTAGCCAATTCTGCCCAGTTTTTCCCAAGATCCTGAATGGCTGCTATCACGATTTGCTTGAGACTATCGGAAGGAGCTTGCTGATAAGCAGCAAGTTGCTTTATGGCAAGATCGAGAGAGTAATAGGTCGTATCTCCCACTTTCAATACCTGCTTCCATTGATCATCTGTAAAGGTCCCAGTTTTCTGTAGGTTCCAGCAGGTTGTCTTGCCAAACTGATAGCCAGTCTTTACGCCTAATTCTACCTTATACGTGTTAAGGGTAAAGGTACTGCACGCAACCAAGAAAAACATAATCGTTAATGCCGCTACCAAACTTTTAATCTTTCTCATTTTTTGTCTCCTTTCGATAAAATTCATCATACATTTTTTTAGATACGTTACTTTTGAACTTATCGGAACCCCAAAAACTTGCCGTAACTGGAGCGGTTGACTCACCCTCTGGAGTCGGATGAGCCACAATCATAATGATATTCTCAAACTTCTCCATTAGTTTATTCATTACCTCTGCTAACAGCTCTCTTTCTTCAAGGGGAAACCTTGGGCTGAAACTATCTGCCAGAACTATCATCTTTTTTTCTTTTCAATTTTTCGCATATCCAAACGAATGGGTAAAAGATGTACATGGCGTAATAGATTCCTGAATACTGGTAGTAGTCTGATTGACCTTTCCTCCCCCCTTTCGTCATTGGAGGCTTGCCTGTTTCAATCCATTGTTTAAAGAAGTTATAGATGGCCTCCAAGTCTATCTTGACACCCCAGAAGTTAGTTCGATGGTCAACATAATCAGAGTCAATCCATTTCTTTCGGTCAGCCATTGGGTTCTCCGCTAATGTCATGAGCATCTCCCTTGGAGTCCTCGTCAGTTACCTCAACTGACCTGCCTTCCAGCAAGGCCTCAATTTGTTTAACCACCACCTGCCCTTCTTCTGTCTTTAGAGCCTCTTGAGTCGCAACTGCAAGGGCCTCCAGGCAGGCCATCACTTTTTTGCCTGCTTCTGTGGTTGTCAAAAACATTGTGAGGGACATTAGAAGATTGGCTTTTTTGCCGAATAATTTCTCAAAAAGATTTCGCCAAAAATCGTTCATCTCTTGTCCTCCGTTCCCGTCATAGAACCATTCCTTTCGCTTTCAACCTCTTTTCAAGATTGAGGCTTCCCTTGCCGATGAAGAAGTTAGTGATCGCACCGCCAATGGCAACTAAAAACATTGCCAAGTTGAAAGGCTGTGTCGTCAAATAGGTCTGCGCTGAACCCAAAATGACGAGAAGAATAGCGATGATGTTCGTGATTCGATTTATCCAAATTGGTGTCATTTTCTCACCTCCTTTCAGAACTGACCCCAGACCGCTCTCATATGTGAACTCCCTTCAATCCTTCCAAATATGCCCTGAAAACTGGATTGCTTAACGCCCCTGGAACCTTCTCTTGAATTAACTTGACCGCATCAACCCCTTTCATCCCGTCGAGATGGAGAATCATTCCGGTCATCAATCCAGATCGGTTATGCCCCATCGTGCAGTGGACTAACACCTTATCCCCTGATTGCCATGCTCGGTAAGCATACCCAGCCACATTCCAAAGCACCCGCTCATTCGGCATCACGGTGAGATCATAGATAGGCCAATAGAGATAGGTGGCCGTCAAAAGGGCGGCCCACCAATCCACCTTCTTATCAAAGAGACCTGAAAGGTCAATTACGCAGGTTATATCGTGAGTTCCGAGGACGATCGGATTATCTATTTGCGGGGATTGAAAAAGGTGGGGTTTGATTTCCCAGATGTTCATAATGCTCCTTTCAATAAAGCCAGATAACATCCTGTGGATGTGGACCAGGTACAGCCCCAAAAGGACTACTTATTACTGTATCCAAATGCAAAAAAGTCTTCGCAATACCAATTCTTTTAATACCTCTCTTAATCGCTGCCCGGACTATCTTAAATCTGACCCTGGAAAGTGCAGCAGCCATGTCTATTGCCTGACCCGTAGGATGATTCCCATCATTATTGCATTTAGCATCATGTTTGGGACAGCGATACCCAGACACCACCCCGATGGGCTCCCCAACATCCTCTCTTATCTCATCCATGAGAGCTAAGAACTCTGAGTCCATGATGCAGACACCACAGCCGCACTTGCAACGGAGTTCATCCTCTGAAAAATATTTGCTCATCCGTACTCCTTCTTTCTTTCGAGGAAATCTATCGTCGCGTCGACATGCTTTTTAAGTGCCCAGAGCTGGATAATTGTCCTGTCGATACTATTCTTTCTCTCATCGAGGCAGTCCACACAATTTTTGATGGTGTCAACCTGTGCATTAATCCAGTCGTAGATTGTGACGGTCATCTGCCGTCCCCATTTAGTCTCAAAAATCTGTCGATGCGTTCCGAATTTTCCTTTTGCCTTTCCAATATGAGATCCAATTTGGCGGTAAAATTCTTCATCTCGGTTTCTAAAATTTCCCGTAAATGCTCCCTTTTTTCTGATAGAAGGACCTGGCATTCTCTTCTAACATCGATGCAATCTACGACAGAAACCTTAGACTCGATTTGTTTTTTAATTTCGACCATCGTTTTTTTCCCAAAATTCTTGTACATAAACCATGTCACGATCGCCATGATTGCCAGAACCAAGAAATCTCCCGGCAAAAGATATCTGAAACACCACTGCAGAATCGTATCCACCCAAGGCCTCCATGCCGATCACTTTTTGATTTGTTTCTGGATCTCCAACAACATCTTCATGATTTCCTGCTTATCCTGTTCCCTCTTCTCGTCACGCTTCTCGCTTTGTTCTTTGATTTCCTTTACTGTCTTATCTATCTCCTTCACGGTCACTTTATCGGCGGCGTCATTGGCCTTTTGAGCAAATATTTCTTTTGTGACCCAGAGGTTGTAAGCAAGGAAGAGACCAATCACCCCAGTCATTGCCCAAAAGAACCACTTATTATGAGTGATCCTATGCCAGAGGGCCTTTTCCTCTCCGATCTTATCGACCTTGTCCTTAATGCACTTATGATCTCGGCAATGTTTCATAGTTTGCCCGGTCATCAATCCTCCCAGAGGACGACGAAGTTGTACTGAATGTTGTTTGTGTTCACCGCTGCGTGCGTCCCAAGGGTAAATGAGCCTTCTGCCACAGCTTTAATTCCGGTGGTTATCGCAACTCCCGTGATTGGCTCTGAGTAGCCACTCGCCATGCTCTTATGCCACCACAACATGTCCTGCAGCGTGTCATATTTTTTCACAAATATCGCAGCAGGGATCCCCTTTCTGGCGATAGTGATGACATGGTTATCCGATCCATTTCCCGTATAGGTATCGACGTAGATTTTGGGATAGAGACTGATCCGCCTGTCGCCATCGTTAGCAACGACCTCGGAAGGGCCTGGGTCAGCAAAGACGTAGTCAATGTAAAATATTGCTGAGCTTAAAGAACTGGAATTATATGCCCCAACAGCAAAGATCGTAACCGCATCTCGTGAGCCTGCCGCAATTCCAGAAATGTTCCATGATTTTTGAATCCACGAGCCAGGAGCAAGTATGGCGGAGATAGGAGATCCCTGTTCGTTATAAGCGGCTTCGCCAAAAAAAAGATAAAAATTTATCAGCGATGAACTTGCACTGTAAAGCCATGCCCTCAAATATTTGTGAGCACTGAGGTCCCAACTTGTGGCTGATTTAGTAGCTTTAATTATTGCCGTAATGCCATGAGGCACGGTTACCTTAATAGAGCCCGTCCCTTCTTTTGGATTAGTGTTATCGAGGGCAATGGTCACGCCCGCGCCGGAGTGAACCGACCAAACAGCCACACCGTCGTCAATCGCGTCGCAATGATGGATATCTTGCAATGCCGCGCTGACGATTTTTATTTCGCCTGGCCCTGGGTCGTTTTCATCCATAAACATTTCAACTTCACTGGGGACTGTTTCTTGGACCATCTGGTTCACCTTCCTTTCGAGGGCGTTAATACGTTCTTGAATCTCATAAAGGTCGGCGCGGTGGCCGACCCTACCGACTTGTCCAAAAACTAGAGAAACCAGAAAAACCAGAGAAACCAAAAAGACGAGAAAGATTAAGACGTTTCGTTTTTTCATAGGCTTGCGACGCCCTCGCCGAAAACGTCCCACGGCACGACACGAAAGTCATACGTCACGCCGCGCGAGAGGCCCGTAATCTCGGTCTGATGGACCCTCTTCGCCACGGTCTTCTTGAGATTGGTGGCGGTAATTGTGCATGTGGCCTCGGTCGAGGCGTAGATTTTGTATTGGTCGAGATCCGTTGCGGTTATGCCGGACCAATCGGCCCAGTTGACCATTATGTAATTTCCGAGCTTCGGCTTTGTGAGGGTCGGGGTGAAGGTAGACATGGTGGGCACGGCATTCGAGAGCGCGATCGAATCGGCAGTTCCCGAGTAAACGCCAGTTTTATCCATGGCCTTAATGTAGATAGTCAGGCTGCGGCGCTGGCTCTCATTGAGGCTTTGCTTATCGCACCAGGCCGTGTAAGCTGTCCACTCGAAGAGCGTCGCCTTGCCTGAAGGAAAGGCAATGAATTTGACATCTTTTGCGCCCCAGTTAGCATCCTCCGTCCGAAGCTCGTAATGATCCGGCTCGGTGGTCAAGGCCGTCCATGCAACGATAGGATTCGGGCCATCGAAATTGCATTTACTGTCATCGAAGGCAACGGTGGCCGGACCGGCTGGCGCCCAGGTGGTGATCGAAGTGTCCGCAGAGGACCAATCGGATTCGTTGAGCTGGGGGGCTTTGCAACGGACCTGCCAGTAATATTCGGTGTTAACGGGCAGCCCCTTGACGCGGTGGATAACTGGAGTCACCGGATAAGCGAGGAAAGTCCAGTGATCCCCCGAGACTCCGCCCGTTGTCGCGGAGAATTTGATCTTGACGCCGTTATTGAGCGTCTGCCAGGTTGCCGTGACTGCGACCCCGGTTGCGTCCCAGGTGGAGCCTCCGTCATCGCTCCACTTGAAGGTGTTTGGGCTTCCGGTGCCGTCGATCTGGACGACATAGGTGAGCTGGGTGGCGCCTTCGAAGTTGCCTTTTGCCTTAAAGGTCAGCGAACCGGCCTCGCTTGGTGTGGGAATGTCTATGATGCCCCCGGGATCGTAGATATAGGCATTGGTCCAATGACTGACATCTGTCTGACGGAAATGAAGCATGTAATTGACTCCGGGGCCCATGTTGTCCCATTGAAAATCGATGTAGGCATCGTTCCTTTCGCGGGTCGTCGTGTCCTCCCCGGAGGTGGCCGAGAGGCCGGTCACGTCGTCACTAAGGTCCGTCGCCTGCGGAAGGGTGGTGGTATATTTGGTATGGGCCGCCACATCGACGGTCATATCGTAGATGCTGGAATCCTCCTCCATCAAAGTGACGCCAATGTGGTTCGTCTGTTTGAGATCAAAAGCGACCACCCGCAGATATTTATTAGACCAATCAGAGGGGATAGAGCCGACCGGATATTTTGAGTCATGGCTCATCTGGATCATGTCGCCAATCTCAAGGGGCAAAAGCCTGGGATGAGCGGCAAAGGTAAAGGTTGTCGAATATTGCGCCCGCAGATAAAAGAATTTAGCGATTTTAAGCGCCTCTTCGAAGCCCGTGACTCCCATGAGGATAATCTCCTGCCATTGCTTATCCGTCTCGGCGGCGTAAGGCGTTGCCTCGGGCCAGTAGCAATAGCTCGGAATGTAGTCGTTGTCCTTGTCGGCAAAGGTGACTTTGATCCTCTTAGGCACGTCCTGGATCCCCTTTGTGGAGATCCCCATGGCCATGCCCATGGTGGCATTATCGACCAGAATATCTTCTTCATTTACCGACATGACGGGCGAATCATATTTCTGGACGAGGAGTTTATAAGCGCCGCCTGTCCAGATTTCCTCGGCCCGGCAGCTCATCCGGATGTCTTCGATGTTTTCGAGAAATTCTTTTCGGTCGGCGACGGTGCCGTCAAAATAGATCGAGTTTGAATCGAACCAATTCGCGGCGTCAATGACCGATTGCTTGTCAACGAGAGATCCCAGGATCCCTCCGCCATAGCGGGGATGGGTCAAAAAATCGCGCCAGGCAAGGGCGGGATTCCGGGAGTAGGCTATGGAGCCATCTCTTGGGTCGAAAACCGTCCGGCCCTTGATCATGGCCACGAATTGCGGAAATTCCGTCCAGAGCGCGGCGCTGGACTTGCAACGGAAATAGCTATAAGCCGTCCCCCTCATCGCATCGGCCCATTCCGGAAAATAAGACTGCAGATCGGTATCGACCGCCTGATCCAAGGCCCCATTGTGGAATGTGTGCCAGCACCATGATTGGCCAAACCAGGCCTGATATTCCGAAAGCCTCCTTCCGCTGATCCAGATCATTTCGCCATCGCTGTCGGTATCAATTCCGCTCACGGGGCCCTCGCACCAGACGGCGATCACATGAAGAAAACGATTCATGCCCCCTCCGGTGGTGTGGATAAAAACTTGCGAGCAGCCGACCTTTTGACGGCCATAGACGACCCTGATTGGATCGATGACCATGGAAGTGTTTTGAGTTAATCCACCAGTGGAAAGGGAGCTTTGCTTCCCGGATTTTGGCGTGAGAGCGTAAGAGAGGCCGTAAAGGAGACCGCCGATCATAGCATAAACGAGAACACTACCCATAAACATTCCTACGCTATATCCTAATTCGACAAGACCCCAAGAAAGACCTATTGCTTCTGCGGCAGATGAAAGAGCGGTGGCAAGAGTGGTGCCAATAGCCGTGATAATGCCCGAAATAAATTCACGAAGTGTAACGTCCGTTTTTCTTCTCGGAACGGAAAAATCGAAGTAGTGCGGTTTTCTCCAGAATTTTAATCTCATTTCTTTCTTAGTCGCCTTATTGATTTAATTGCTGGCTTAAAGAAGCTCATGGGTAAAACCACCGTTCCCATCTCCTTTGGAACGGCCTTTATCTTGTTAGAGCCTAGATATTGAACCGCCGAGACGATGCCTTTCGTTTCGAGCACGATGATATCGCCTGGAAGCATATAATTTGGGTCAACCGGATCTCCGAGATTCATTAGAAATCGTCGGAAAACATCTGTCCCGCCCTGGTGTCTTCCAGATATCAGCGGGTCGCCTTGAAGCCATTTTTGGGCGTAGTTTTCCCAGGTCCAGCCATCGAATTCATCGGGGAATTCATAACCATTTTCTCTCGCCCAATCGCCGAGCTGATTAAGGCAATCCCAGCCTTTAGCCTTGTCGCCGAGCGAAAAAGGCTTAAAGAGGTAAGGTTTTAATGATTCGACAAACTGAAGATCGTTCATCCTTTTTGCGCCATTGCGGCCCTTTGGGTGGGGTCGCTCGATTGCCCCCAGTAGACTTTTCTCCCGATAATCCCGGGAAGGTATTTGAATCCGCCGAAATTCAGGGTATTCGACAGCGTGTTGCATCTATCCCAGGACCGGTCGCACCAGGTTTGGACGCCCGAATACCGGCACGTGCCTACCGTGTACCAGTTCCCTTCTGCCCAGGTCGCGCCTCCGGACCCGGCCAGAGCCCAGTAAGTGGCCCAATTTGCCCCGGTCGTCGGATAATTCGATGAATGACCGCAGTGATCGAGAATACAGGTATATGTGCTGGAAGTTGAGCCGATCACCTTCGCCGGGCCGTCTTTAAAGTCCCAAATGCAGGTCGGCGTCGTGATCCGGCGAGGGGTCAGCCTTCTCCACTTGATCATGTCGTTATAGAGTGTGATCTCGAATTCTTTTTTTCCGATTGCCCGGGCTGCGGCATCGCAATAGCCAAGGAAAAGCAGAATCGCCGTGCCGAGAGGTTGGAGATTTTTGTCGAGAGGGGCGAGGTAGATCCAGGCTCTCTTGTCTTTGATGTCCTCAGAGAGAATGATCTTTGTGGTCTTGCGGTCGACATCATCAATCTGGATATTGACGGAATCCACTTTGGGGTTCATGGAAAGGGCAACGGCATCGAAATTGAGCTTCTTGCTGACGTACCAGTTTCCGCCGTAGTAAATATCCTGCGGGTATGAAGTCCAGCGCCAGGTGGTTGACCACTCAAAAATAAAAAGCTGAACGGCGCAGAAAAAGTCTTTTGTTAGCTCCGCCGTCAGCTGCGAAGGAAGCGTTCTCATTTTATCTCCTTACCATTCGCTGATCCTTATCGCCCCGATGTTTGCGATATTATTGGCCACCATGTCGTCGGAAAATTTATCAGGCATTGTGGCCTTGATTCTTAAATAGCCCTCAAAATCGGCGGTGATCAGGGACCCGGTCGTGGGATAGGTCGTGAAGGTGATCCGGTCCGCGCCGCCGCCACCGCCGCCTGAAACAAAGGTATAATCGATGCCGCTTGCCTCGGTGATGATTAGGCCGCCCGCCTCGGTGGTGATTGGGCCGCCCGCCTCGGCAATAAGCGCTGAGCTAGTGGTACAGGCAACTCCATCGATATAAGCTATCAACGTGGCATCACTTGTCGTCGTTTTAGAAGGGAGATCATAGGTAAGGGTGTTATAGGTTGTTTTGGTCCCTTTTGGTTGTGTTGTGACTGATGTGTAAGCAGATACGCGGGCGCGAATCCAATAGTAATTTTTGCTGCTGACTTCGCAATCTGCCCAATTTGAAGGAATCGTAAAAGTGACGTCATGGTCACCGGCGGCGGCGGTGAATCCAGTGGTGCCATCCGTAACTCCGGAGAGCGCGGTCCAGGCGGAGCCATTCCAATATTCCCAGGTTACGGTCCAGGTGCCGACGCCCTGCGTCCCGATGGTCACCGTCAGCTTATCGAACATGATTTTTGCGCCGAAATAGTAGGCGTCATTCTGGGCAGGGACCGCTGGAAGAAGAGTCATATCGTTGGTGGTGGCATTTCTTGCCGCATCTGTCTCATCCGTCTGGACCCCGCCGTCATCGGAAATGGCGGCATCGATATCGAAGGGGCCTCCTCTTCCAACGTATTCGTCGACCCAAATTCTTTTCTGGAAATCAAAGAACCAAAACGGCTCTCCGCCGCCCCTTCTTCTTCTAAAGAAATTGTGGAGGGTAAGCCAGTCGGTGGACATAATGCGGCTTTGGTAGGCTAAATTAAATCCTCTTTTCGGAAATCTTCGAAGGCTCTGGACCTGCTTTCCTTCGCCCTCATAATCCGAAACGAGAGATGAAAAATCCTCAGAAAATGGATAGGTCCAGGAGGGCATCGGTGTCAAAGGATAGATTGGCCGCGTCATCTGGAATTCTCCTCACATTCCGAAAAAGAGTGCGTTGCTCGTACCGTAGGGATATTCTAAGGCTCCCATATCCTGTGCCAAGCCGATGGGTACTCTTGTTCCAATATAGTCAGAAGTAAGGGAAACATTCGTTCCCTTGTCGATTGCTGGAGAAGTACCCTTGAGTTGAAAGTTGGTCGTTGAAATGAACTGAGGGTCACCAGATTGATAATGCGCTTCTTGGGTAGATACGGCTGCATTCCAAGCGGCAATCGTATTATAACTATCCCCAAACCAACTCACCACTCCAGTATAATCCTTGTCATAGTAGAGATTATAGTCAAATACGATTCCTGTCGTAACACTACCTGCGTTATCTTCAACCTTAATTGTAGCGTGAGTTGTGTTATTACGATAGAAAATATTATTTTTAACTAGGGTATTCTCCCCTGTTCCCCCCGCTGGTTCACCTGTCCATCCGAGCATAAAGACTTCACCTGCCCCACCAAAGACAGTATTGTTATAGAAAGTATTATTATTAGCACCCTTGTTCATCCAAATGGCTTTACCATCAGCCTGTGTGCTTGCGCTTACATCTATGATATTATAGTAATAATTATTATTTTTTCCCCTTTCGGTAACAATTCCATAGAAACCATTCACTCCTAATGTGATGTGATTCCCGTAAAAATTGCAATACTGAGGGGCATCGTCGCTGTCATAATCCTGTATATCAACCCAAAGACCTCTCGTGAAGTCTCCATTGATGATATTTCCATAGACATTGGCATAGTAAATCGTTTCCACTAAGATACCCGCATTTAAGGTATCTGCAAGTGTGCTTCCGGTAATGGTATTGTTATAGATTGCCGTTCCAGTGTTAGCGACTGTTCCGGCTAAATGCTGTATGCCAAAAACATAATCGTTATAAGAATGATAAGGTGAAACGGTAATAGTATTTGAATATATCGTAACGCCATCTCCATTACCTACAAAAATCCCATTCACTACATTGGCCGTGTCTCCACCGAAATCGGAAATCGTGTTGTTATTAGCATTGAAACCATCCGTCTTGTTTACACCGCTTGAATAGATACTTATCCCAGACGAGAATGTTCCTGTGATATTGGAATTTCTGACTGTCCAATTACTTGCTACCCCTGCTGAAACGGTTGGATGTATCCCATGAGAATTTGTATATCTGCAGTCTATCCCATTAATATTAATGTAAGATCTATCGGTAGCAGTGATACAGTAAGACCTTGTGGCAACTTCCATCGCATGAGTATCGGGGTCAGCCCCATCTGTTGCCCAAACATAGATGAGGTTGTTAGGATCATCAAGAGTCCATGTCCCCGCACTCATGGCAGCCGCAGTTGTGGCTATATCGGTATTCCATGCGACATTCGTTAGTCGAGTTCCAGCTTGCCAAACTGCTTTGGGAACCCATGCACAGGTGGCTGAATAAATGGCTGTTACTAAATACTGACTCCACCCAGTTACAAGAGTTGAACCGTAAATTTTCGGGTTGTTCCCACCTCCATATCCGTCTATAAAAATTACATTTCCGACACTTCCGGTTGCCCCTACAGTAATTTGCTCTCTTGCCGTCGTTCCCCTCTTCTGGACATACGAACTTCCGGCTTCCCAGGAGACTTCAGCCCATGTTTTAAAAGGTCCATCTGCCGCATCACAAGTTTGAGATGTGCCTGTACCTGATGTCGTGCAGGTTGGGTCAATATAATAAACTCCCGTTCCCCACGCCTCTCCTGCCAACAACAAAATCCCTAATATCAGAATGAGTTTTTTCATTTTCACCTCGTTAGAGGCCTCCTGGCCACCTTAATGTATGATCCATTTAAAATCCCAATCCCGTTGATGCTCCTAAGCCTCTAACGGGGCAGGCTCCTATCTAAAATCCGGCGTCGGCGCACATTCAGCCTTCGTGTCTGTCACTCTACATGAGATTACGTCAACTGCCCCATTGGTTGTAGTGATCGTAGGCACTACTGCCCCAGGCCAGATTGGAGCGAGGTTCTGGGACCCTGCCGTCCCGTTACCTATTGCCCCCGTAGGCGTCGACGCCTGGGTGATCTCGATCCTGACCCTGGCTACACAGGTCGCCCCGGCCTGGCTGGCCGTACAGCAGGGAAATGGAACGCCGGATGCTGTGCAGGCGTAAGAAGGCTTGGTGAATAGCAACAGGCAAGTATCCCCTGCCGTCAAGGTCATTTTCTGGTCGCCAGAGGTGGCTGCCACAACAGTCTTGGCTGTGGTGCAGGTTCCAAGATCATTAACTTTTTCAACAATTCCATTTGAGACTCCCACCGTAGTATGCTCCGCGGCCGCAGGGGTTGTCGCGCCGATCGGGCCAGGGGAGCCAAATAGATTTCCGATGGAGATCTGCTTCGTCACCGGAGTCGTCCCCATATCCGTTACGATCGGCACAATATCGGTGGCACTCGGCGATGTGGCCGATGGCAGTTCGGTGATTTTAACATCGGCCCCATAAGCCACGGTTGAGAGCGTCAGCATAAGCATTAGCAGGAATACGAGTAAATATCTTTTCATTTTCAGGCCTCCATTTTTCCAACTTCCTCGGTTGGTAGATTTATCTGATCCCCTTTAAGAGATTCCGCATGGTGCCAGCGCCCTTGGCATCGCTATTGATCGCGGCCATGATACCGGCGGGATTTCTGCGGCACATGTCAATAAAAGATGGAGCGTCATTAGCCACGATATGATAGATGTGGTAATGAGTTACCGCCTGGCCGGGCGTGTTCTGGTCTGCAGGAATAACGCGCTCGCCCCGGTGGAGCATGGCCAGGCCCGTGCTGGGAACGAACTCGGTGCCGCTTTGAAAGGAGCCGACGAGTTTGGTGAAGATGCCGATCAGGCCGCCATAGCCTCCACCTTCCTGCTTCGCGCCGGTGATGCTGCCGAAGATGATCATCTTCAGAATCATCTGCTCGATCATGGAAAGGATCTGCAGGCCGAGATTTTTCACGGTCTCGGAAAACTTCGTGAAACCATGTGCGGCGTTGCCAAAAGCGCTAACCAAGGAATTGCCGATCGACGCGGCGATGTCCTCGGTAGTTTTCATGGCCTCGTTCATCCCGTAGGAGTTCTTCACCCACTCCTTGACCCAGGAAGCCGCCTCGATGTTCATCGCATCATAGATATCCTGCAGCTTGATCAACTCCCCATCAATCCTTGCGAAACCGGCAGGCAGCATTTCAAGGGATTCTCTCCAGTCTGGCAATTTCCCGGCCTCGCTCAAGTTCTCGGCCTCGGTGACGACCTTGGCAGCAGCAATATCGATTTGCCGGATCTCGTCAAGGGTGAGATAGAATTGTTCGTTGTTGGCCTTCCAAATCTGATAAGTCTCTTCAGCCTTTTGGATGATAGCCTCCCATGCGGCGAGGATATCCTTTGCTTCGGGACCCATATATTTCGCTTTTTCGATGCCGGGGGCTACGGTTTTTTTACCTTCCGGGACCTCCCATTCGCCATACCCGAGCGCGGTTGAGGGCGTCCCACCAGGCGCGCCGGCTGCCGCTAGGCCCAATTTTGCCCAGCCGGGGATGACGAGGCCCGTCAGAAAATTCCAAATCTTCGGATTGCTGCTCGCCCATTCTTTGAGCTTGTTGAGCTTCTCGACCATTCCTTCGAGGAATTCCGCGAAGGTTTGCGCGTATGGGGCCAAGCGCAACTTGCCGACTTCCCACTGGGCGTTAAGGCGTTTAAATGCATCCTCGGCTTTCGTTCCGGCATCGAGGAGCGATGGGTCTATGATGATCTTCAGTCTTTCGGCCTGTTTAAAATATGCCTCTATGCCAGCCGCCCCTCTATTCAGAAGCGGGATCAGGGCCTCTCCGGAGCGGCCAAAGAGCGCCAACGCCAGGGCGATCTTATTTGGGCCGTCCTCCCAGGATTGGAATTTTTGGGCGATCTCTTTCAGGATCGTGTCGAAGGGTTTGAGATTTCCAGCAGCATCTTTCGCGTTGATCTTCATCGCTGCGAACGCTTCGTTGGCAATTCCCTCGCCTTTGGCGGCCTCACTCATGTTGGCGGAGAGGCGCTTCATCCCGACGGAGAGCTCCTCGACCGAGACGTCGCTCATCTTGGCGGCATATTGCCATTTCTGGAAGGCGTCCGAGGAGAGGCCGGAGATCCTTGAGAGGCGCTCGATCTCGTTCGCGGAGGAGGCGATGGTCCGCGCGAAGTCGTAGACCCGCTGGCCGGCCTGGTAGGCCCTTTCGGCGAGATTGACGATGGCGTCGTATTTGATCAGGCTGAGGGAGGACGAGATTTTGCCGAAGCTCTCCTGGGTCTTTTTGCCCATGTCGGCAAGCTTGCCGGTGATCTTGTCGAGGACGATCGATCCGTCATCCTTGACCTGAAATTTTACTGAAAAGGTTTTTTCGTCAGCCATTCTCTGGTTTCTCTCGTTTATCTGGTCTATCTGGTCTATCTAGTCTATCTGGTTTATCTCGTTTCTCTCGTCTTTCTGGTTTCCAACTAGAAAAACTAGACGGACTAGAGAAACTAGAAAAACTCTATACAAAATCTTGCTTCTTTTTGGCCACGGCTATTATGATTTCGGCCACCTTGATGCAGGTCTCCAGGGGATCTTCGACCCCCATCTTGGTGGCTAGCTCAAGCGCCTCGCCCATGGAGATTCCCCAGGGGCCCATGGAGGCGAATTGATAGATTTCCCAGGCTTCCCAATTTCTTTCATCAATACGCGGCCTGCATTGCCCGCAGGGTGGTGAACGGTCCGGATGAATCTCTTTGTAAGCAGCGACGCATTCTTCGCAACTGAACTTCAGCTGCTGCTGCTCCATTGACCACTGTGCGAGCTCTCGGAGTTTTTTAGTTCTTGCTCCAGGACGGCGTTCTCGGCCTCGAAAATCTCCGCCGCCTTTCCGAGGATGAAGTCCCTCAGCCGGTCGTTCTGATAGATCGCGACGATCAGGTCCTCACGATCGGGCTTCTTCAGGCCAGCCACGGAAATGCCTTCGGTGTCGAGGACGCAGGTTTTCAGGACCTCGGCCGAAAAGACTCCGTTATCGACATCATCCACGATCTGCGTGCCATCGGCCCCATCGACCATGATTTTTCTCTTGCATTTGGAGCGGATGTGGACAAGGTCATACTTTGAGAGGGGTTTGATAAGGACCCGAACGCCCGCCTCGTAGTCCACCCAGACCCCCTCCTTAAAACGCTTCAGGTCCAACATAAACACCCCCAATCAAAGAGTCTATCTGGTTTATCTCCGCTAAGCGGCCCCTTAGGGGAGTTTGTCTGGTTTTTCTCGTTTAACTAAAAAGACTAGAGAAACCAGATGGACTAGAGAAACTGTTTAGACAAAAGCAATAGGGCCGACGCCGCCGACTTTGAAGCTCACCTTAACCAGACCATTGTTCGCCGCGTCGATCGACATGGTGGTGACATAGCCACCGGCCGTGGCATCGGTCGTAATATCCGGGACCCAGCCCGAGGTGCTGTCCTGCAGAAACTTCCAGTTGGTGATCTTCGTTCCGGCGAATTTGGCGGCCTTAATGACGACCTGGCCCGTGGTATCGGTCATGTCAAGAAAACCATCCACGGTTGCGGTCCATTTCTGCTGGCCCGGCATTGTGGCGCCCCAGCCCGTCCCGAAAACGGAAGCGTCGAGTTCGTCGGTGGCGAAGTCGAGCTTCCACGATGACAGGTTGGCGACGACATTCGCTCCAACGTACACCTTGGCGTAGCGGCCGATCAAAGCATTTCCACTCATTTCTTTTACCTCCTTTCAATCGGTAAGAGTTTATCTGGTTTATCTAGTTTCTCTGGTTTATCTAGTTTATCTAGTTTCTCTCGTTTAAAACCAAAAAGACTAGACAGACCAGAGAAACTAAATAGACTTGGTCACTGAGTGACCGAGAACACGGTCCAGCCAGTCCGGATCGTCGTTCAGTTTTTTCCAAAGACTTGTAACCCTATCCCAGTTTCTTTCGGCGCCGAGAATCCTCGTAAAAAGCTGCGACATGAGGAAGATCTCCCTGTTGACCGGAAATTCCCTGATGTGGTCGATATCGTATCCCGTGTTAATCAGAAGTTTGAAGCCTGCGGCTGTGGCCCGGGAGGTGAAGTAGAAATCCTCGCCTTCGGTGACGCGCTCGCCCTTTCGACTAACCCGAAACCAGGGCCTTTTCAGCTTCTTCAGGACTTCGATCTTGATGAGAAGACACGCGCAGCCCGTGGCCTTTGCCTCGATAATGTCTCCGAATTTAAAATCCTTCATCGGCAGAAGCATCCTCTTCTCTGCCGGGTGCCAGGCAATCGGATCGAAGGGAGGATAGCCCCGGTAGCAGAGGCCACCTGCGAGCTCGGCCCCTTGCGCGAGAAGGCCGAAGAGATCGGAGAGCGTCGAGGGCGGAAAGACCATGTCACCGTCGAAGAACCAAACATGCGTGAAGCCTTTGTCCAGCGCCTCCGCGGCCTGGAGTTCGCGGACACCGGCAATGTCGCCTCCCCTCGGGACGGTAAGATATTCGATCACGGGCGGGCGCTTCAGAGCCATAAGGCTATAGTGAGTGGCCGTGGAAATGATCGAGAGCGAATGGGGCATGGCCCAGGCCAGGCGGCAATCGGCAGGCCAAGGGTTCGAGTCGGAATTTGGGAATGCGGATTTGGCAATAGAGAGTTTTTGGTCGACCCATTGATCGATAAAATCGGCCCCCCATTTGTCCTTCAGAATTTTGTGCATTTTTCGCGAATAGTCGTTATATTCCTCCGGAGTCTTTGCCAAAATAGACCTAATCGTCCGGCTGCCGAAATGGTGGATATAAACATCGCGGGCGATGAGACACTTGAGGCCGAAATTCTGTTGCATCCTGATTATGTAATCCCACTCCTCAGATCCTCCCGGGGAGAAACGCTCATCTACTTCGCCGATGGCATCGATCACGCCCCGACGGAACATTAAAAAAAAGCCTATCAGCCAGTTCACCTCTTCCTCGGGCACGTGGTTGTTAAAGCAGGCTCGTTGCCGCCCAAAGACGTAATTGGAGGTCGGGCCGACCGCGCCGATCCCGGGCCGGAAATGGGCCAGCATCTTCGGGAGCCAATCTTTTTCGAAAAGGATGTCGTTGTTCGCCCAGAGGACGAAATTGGAATCGGGAGATATCGCTTTGAACCCTTGATTTAGGGCTCTGCACCATCCGGAATTGGATTCATTGCGAATAACCTGGATTCCGGCTTTCGCCGGAATGACAAGGGAAGGAGTGGAGCCATTGTCGATGAGGATGAGCTCAAAATCTTCTGGGTGCGTGAATTTATAGAGGCTGTCGATGGCCTTTTTTGTGAATTCAGTCTGGTTATGGGCGGGCATAATAATTGAAACTTTATGCATAAGAGTTTCCTATGACGGTCCGGTACAAAATCACGATTGAGATTCTGGTGGCCACCACGATATTTTCTTTCTGCTCCATGACCATTTCATCGGTAATAAAATCTGTCTTGATGGCGAGGCCTCCCCACGTTTCATCTTCGTAGATCTGGTCCTCCAGCTCTGCCAGGCATTCGCGGATCTGGGCGATCGAGGTGCCATGGATCTCGACCTCCAGTTCGAGCCTCTTCATAAAATAGCCGCTGACCGAGTCCTCGACGCTGGCTGTCCGGTCGCGGTAGATCAGGGCCGGAAGATCGGCTTGAGCAAGAGGGGTTTGTTTCCAGGGGTAGATGTTCAAAGTGGTCATTGTTATTCCGCCTCTACCAGCCCATCTCGTACCAAAGTTCAGTCTTTGGATCAAAAGTTAATCCTACCATCTCATATTGAGTCCTCGCTGCTGTTGTCTTAGGCTTAATATTTCCTGTGTTTTCCAAATTCCAGGCTGCGTCTGCTATCAAATAAATTGGTCCCGTAAAAAAGAGATTTCCATTCGCCGAATTTGTCCTCTGAAGCGTGGCGATCCCAGCCGTCTCTGTTATATGAAAGGTATTATGGTTCAGATCCGTAATGCTGACTGTTGCGTTACTGGCGACGGTATCTGGTGAAACGCCATTTCTCGTAACCATGAGTTGATAATCCCCATTTGCTGTTGGGAACATAGTGGTGTTGAAAAGGTTCCCAAATCCACTTATTTTGCCTTCGAGTCCAGCTACGATGCTTATCGGATAGCCCGCTGTCATATCTCTAAAGTCACAATGTTCAATGATTAAATCAGATATTGGAGGAGTCGCGACAGTGCCTGCGGAAATAGCCAGGTAGAAATCCCCTGTAAATTCACAAAATGCAACTTTAATCCTATTTCCCTTTTCAGCTATAATGCCATAAGTCGGGCTTATGACTTTGCCGGTAAATTTGCAATTTAAAATTTCTGCCGAAGCAATAGCATAGGTATTGGAGATAATGAGTCCACCATTTAAAAAATAGCAATTACTAAATTTCCATCTTGAGTCTGCCTTTACCATCTCTGCGCTCATTCCGTCAAAAGTGCAGTTAGAAATGTTATGAATTCCGCCATCTCCTCCAGACTGTGTTAAAAAGACTGAACCTGAGCCTGATGCAAAGTCGCACTTTTCCATCTGGAGGTTAGATTTTTGATTTGTATCAGCGCTTCTGGAAAGGGTAATGGCGGCGGCGGTTTGATAGAATCTGCAATTGGATATTTGCAGTGTACCTTGAGATATAAATATTCCCCTTGTAACAGTAGAGTCAAAGACACATCCATCGATGATGAGGTACTTAGGAACAATATTACACGTACCATAAGAATGAATGGCGTAACCGTCCAAATAAGTTCCGGAAAATCTAGAACCTATTATCTTTAATGAAACATTTGGTCCGGGATAAAGAAGATGGCAGGTTGCCGACGCGTTCGATCCGAGACCAGCAAAATGAGTATTGAAGGCGTGGAATCTCTTATAGGTCGTGCTTGTTGCCCCACCTCCTGCAAGGCCAAACCTTGCAGAAAAAATATAGCAATCGTCCAATTGAAGGAGAGAATCAGAATTTCCACCTTGTTCCATTGCTGTCACAAAATATTGGTCGATACGGACTCTTTCCAATCGCGTTTCCGAACTATCTCCTCCAGCAATTCTTATTGCCTTGGTCTCATAAGTTCCGTCCGCCGGTTGAGTAATGGAACCTCGGATGGTTAAATCTCTGAAGGTTACTTTTGTATTAACTGAAAGTGCAAAACCGTCGTATTGATATGTCAAAACATTAGGAGCAAATTGAATAATAGTCTGGTCTTTTCCATCTCCATAAATCACTAAGTCGCCAGTAACCGCCAATCCCTGCCCTGCTCCAGAATGTTCGATAAGCCAAGTACCAGCAGGAAAATAAAGAGGCTTTCCTGCTGCGATTGCTGCTGACAATGCGCTTGAAACCGCTGCCTTGTCGTTCGTTGTTCCGTTTCCTACTGCACCATAGGCCCGGACATCGACCCGTGGACCCTTGAGTTTAATATCATCGAGAATCGCTGTTCCATGTTTGATGCCGTAAAGTTCGGTGTCGATGGATTGGAGAATAGTGGTCCAGACGTTCCACCAGGGCTTTTGGCCCCGGGTGCCGTAATCCCAATGAAAGTTGGTAGTCGTACCGGCGTAAACGCAGAGGGCACATAGTAGACCGCACAGGGCAAGAGTAAGAGATTTTTTGTTGATTTTTCTTCTCATTTTATGAATCCCCTAGATCTCCCTCGCCAAGGGCTGCTTCTCCAAGCCCGATTCTTTTGAATCTGTGCTCGATGCGGTCGAGGATCTGCTGCCGAATCGAGTCATAAGTCGCGGGCAGAGTCACTGTTGCGATCCGGAGACCAAATGCGGCGATGATCTGCTGCCGAATCGAATCATACGTCGCCGGGAGTGTAATTCCGTCCAAACGCGTCTCGATTGCATTGATGATTCGCTGATGGATGGAATCAACCCCCGATTCCGCGACCAAATGGCCTCCGGACTCCGTAATTAGAGGTTTATCCGTTTCTGTTTGGATCTTGTTTGTCAAACCTTCCCCTAATCCTTCGAAAGCTTTAATATGCTGATGCCGGTGCCGTCCGGCTGGATGCTCGTCACCTCGTAGTAAACCGAATCGATCCAGACACCGGTTCCGTGCACAATTCCCATAATATCGGAATCCCTGGCTTCACAATAGGGCCCCTGCTGTTCGATCTCCGTGCCGAAGAGAATTGCCGCTTCATATAGATTATGAAGAATAACCTTAAACGGGGCATCCACCGTCAACACGTTGATCGTGCAGTTTGCTCCGCCGGCAGGAGCAACTGTCGTTGTTTTGACGCCGGTCGTATAACCCGCGCCATCAGTTAAAAGCGTGACGCCGTCAACGATTCCTCCGGTCACCACGTGGGTCACTTTTGCGGTTGCAGCCGTGCCGTCCGTCGGAGCCGCGAGCGTGAGGACATCGTCCACGGAGTAGCCCGTGCCGCCCGCACCGACCGCAATGCTGGCAATATAGCCAAGGCTGGTGTCGGCTCCAAAATCGGCGAAAAAAGCCGGAAGATCATCGACCCAAAAGTCTGTCATTTCGTTTCCTCTAATTCATCGACGGATTCTTCAACCAATAAAAAATCGTCACCAAAACTTTTCCAGTAGCCGCAGCCGGAGCGGCATTGGGAGTAATCCTGATTTTTTGTGCCGCCCCGTTTTTATAAGGGCAGTTGGTCGTTCCTAAATCTGTCGAGCCTGCTACCGTTGAAATACCGCCCACTTCTGTTACAGAAAAATCGTCAATGTAGAACTCAGAGATTTGAGCACTAGAACGAAGAAAAAGGGCATTGGTATCGGTGCCAGGTTTCTCTGTTGCAATATATTCCCAAAAAACCCAACTTCCGGTTGTGTTTATTGTTGCGTACGGACCACTTGAATCAGCTAACCTGTAGTCTATCCTTAGTTCACCCGAAACAAGGTAAACCCAAAAAGAGACTTTATAGGTTTTGCCAACGGCGATATCGGTAATATTATAAATTCCCCTTGTATCTGCAGTCGTTACAGACACATGTGCAGAGTACGAACCACTGTGTTTCTGGATATCGCTTCGTTCGAATACCTGCGGGGAATCTGTTGCAGTCCATCCGGCAGGAGGATTTCCATCCTCCATCCCACTATTTGTTGCAAGTTGTGGGCCATCGACAGGGCTGAATTCTGTTGTACTCGTGGCTCCCGTCACGGTGAAGGTGCTCGCCGTGGGGATGACCGTATCGACGCTTACTCTCACGCCATAGACCATGGCGTTTGCCGGGATGCTGATCGTCGTATCGGTATAGGCGGCAGCGGCGACGGTCACAAGTTCCGTCAGTATCCTTCCCTTTATCATCCCATCGTCGATATTGAAGAAAGGATCGGCATAGACACACGGCGAGAGGACCGCGATGCAAATGCCAATTAAAATCCAGTTACGAATCAACGATCTGCTCATTCGAAGGCTCCAATTAGTAATAGGTCACGCTCAGTTTGGCATTGGTGCCCGAGTCCCGGACGGCGCTAAATTTCGAGAGATCATTCTGATAACCCAGCGTTAAGCTCTGTCCTACAAAGAGCTTTATTCCTGCCCCGCCAGAAGTTGGAACCGTGACGCCGTCGAGCGTGAACCGGATATCGTTCGTCTCAACGGTAATAAGGGCATTCCTCAGTTGTCCATACTTGGCCGCGGTCAAGCCTATCGGAGTGCTGGACACCGTGATCTGCTCATCGATCGCCCATGCGATGCCGAAGAATGCCAAAAGGATTAAAACGATGACTCCCAATTCCCATTTATTCAGTCTCATGGTCTTTCCTCCTTACTCCTTTCTAAGTAAAACCCACCAACTCCACTCCTTGTCCGTGCAGCACCAATCGTACCATTCCGATAAATAATCCAGGACGGCCCGGGTCGCCCTCTTATTGCTGAGACCCGAGATCGGGTAGTCGTGAAAGGAGACCACGATCTGGTCGGCGACCGGCTCGCGCAGGTGGATCAGGAGATCATATTCCATTCCCTCGATGTTCATCTTGAGCAGGCTGATTGGAGGTAACCGAAAACGCCAAAAGAGTTTTTCCAGCGTGATCATGTCTGCCTCGTGGTCTCCAGCTTTAAGCCCGCTTATCCGGTTCGGGTTGCCGTTTTGGTAGGAGATTCGGCCGCAAAAATTCCCCACAAAACCACGAAAAAGTTCGGCGCCTTCAGGAACGCTATCCTCCATCGGATCACACCCGATCACCCTCTTCTTTCCCAGGAAGCATTTCGACCAATCCCAGGTTCCGCACCCCAGGTCAACGACGCATCCGATGTGATCCCAAACCCGCCGGTGAAAAAGATAATGCGGCTCTCTGCCGGACCCGACCTGGAGATCTGAAATGAGGCCTTGATTTTCCATAATTATTTATCGGTCACCTCGGGGAAGCTCCAGCCTTCTTTTTTAACGAGCTGCCCCAGAATTCTATTGAAATTTTCGCGGTTAAAAACCGACCAGTACCACTTTCTCGCCTGCCGATCCGGAGGAAGTGAAATTGCTTCCCGCACCCTTTGTGCGACAGATTCGACACTTTCCTCGGGCTCAATGTAATTGCAATAAGGAAACGGTGTCGTATAAAAGACTTGCCTGCCGAGCATCTTCATTTCTATTACCGTCTGGCTCAGGCCGTCATAGAGCATGAAGCGGACGTAGACGGAGACCTTTTTGAAGAGCTCTTCCCTCTCATCGTCATTCGGGATCCATTTTAGGTCGGTCAGATTCTCCTGAACGGGCAGGTCAACTCCGATGCCGGGCCCGCGCATCACATAAATCGGAATGTCCTGGACAGCTTGGATAAAGGCCACCGAGCGCTTTATGTCCCGTGCCCCGTGCTTATTGAGGTACATGAGGATCCCGGGCTGCTTCACCGGAATATCGAACTTCGGAAGATTGGGAGGCATCGGCAAAAAGCAGACCTTCGAAAGACGGGCATTCAGTTTGATGGCAAGCCAGGGGCTATCCGTCACATGAATGGACGGCCCGAACTCGCTGCTGGCCCCGTTGTTTAAAAAAAGCCTTGCATCGCTTCCGGTCCAGTAGCAGATTTTGGGAATTGCCCTATACTGCTGCGATATGGCCATGTTTTCGGGAAGCATATCAACGAGGAAAAGGCCGTCGGGAGAGCCTTCTGGCTCGGTGTGAATTTTTAGCCCCAGCATCTGGCCTAATCGGTGGGCAAAAATGGAACGATCGCCCGATACGAGCTGCCAGTTCATTGAGTCGGATGGTCGGGCTAACTGCTTTGCTTCCTTCTCGTCTTCGAGCAGGCGGTCCAGCTTATCGATCCATAGAGGTTCCGATAATTTTTGGGATAGCTTATGGAGCCTATCTCTTTTGCCGTCTTTTCCTATCAACTCCTCAAAGATCTGATTCATGAAATAGAAGTCCCGATTTATTCCGATTTCCTTCAGGTGGCCGACGTCTTTTGAGGTGTCAATCCATAATTTAAATCCTAATTCAACGGCCCTGCTGGTAAAATGAAAATCGAGCGATTTAACAATCTTCAGGGGATCTTTGGTATCGCGGATAATTGAAAACCAGGGCCGGGGAACTTTTTCGAATACCTCTCGCTTCACCAGCAAGCAGGCCGTTCCGGTGCCCGCCGGTTCTATGATATCTCCGAATTGGAAATCAATCAGCGGTTTCATGTTCCCTCTTTTGGAGGGATGTTTGGCAATGGGTTCGTGCGGCGGATAACCGCGATAGCAGAGGCCACCGGCAAGATCGGCGCCTTCTCTTAACAATTTGAAAAGGCGAATCAGGATGTCGGCCGGAAAATCCATGTCACCATCGATCAGCCAGAAATGAGTGCAGCCCAGTTTTAAGCCTTCCTCTATTTGGTATTCGCGCCTGTTCGCCAGATCTCCTCCGGCGTGAGCTGTCAAGTATATGGCAGCATCAGGTCTTGAAACACAAAATAGGCTGTGATGCGTCACCGTCGAGATCAGCGGCAACGTGTGGGGAAGCGCTATGGCAAGCTTTACCCCATCTGGAAAAGGGTATAATTTATCTTCCGTCATTTCTGCCTCTGGGATGTAGGGAACGGTTCCTGCTGCAGGCCGTCCCCTACTCCTGGGCGATTTAGGTACTCGTCTTGGCCCGATAAAGCGCCGTAACGCTCATACTGATCGGTCCTGTGGTGATTGTTCCGAGATATCCAAGATACCCGAGGCACTGCCGGGCATCAAAGAGTTTCTTGTGGCAATGGCCTGAAGTGGTAAAGTGTTCGGATGTCGTGGTGCCATCAGTCTCAACCATCGCGGTTGCACCGGTTCCGTCTGCTGCCGTGGCCGTATACAGGCAACCGGTAAAGCTACCGGTGCTGAACCCTCCGATATCCTCGATCATCAAGATTATCCCTTCTGCCAGAACGCTGGTATAGGCCCCGGAACAAGTGGAATATTCCTCTGAAGGAACTAACGACACAAGATTTACTGCTTGAGCTTCCGATGGAATCATCTTTTTTCTCCTTTCACTGAGAATAAGAAGGACTATGCCTTCTTCGTTGTTACTTTTTTTTCTGATGAGCCATAGCTTCTCTTAAATCGGCCTTAGCTTCGGCTGCGGCTTCCTCTTTGGCCTCAGCCTTCGCTTCCGCCCGTTCTTCTTTCGCAATGGCTTTTGCTTCGGCTTTTTTCCCGGCCTTCAACTCCTCATCTGTAGGACCGGGCGGTGCCACTTCTGTGACAAACTCGACCTTGCGGCCTTCCCTCGCTGCTATTGCCATCAACCTGGAAATGACAACGATATCCCCGATTTTGGTCCCCTCCGGCAAACCGACGAAGGTGCGCAAGATTTTCACCTTTTGCGTATTCACTGGACCCTCCTTTTCTTTCAAAATCATGCCGGGGACGAGAGCCCCGGCAGATTCGATGGTTAATGCCATGCTCTTTCTTTATGTCACGGTGACGGCCCAGGAGAATGCCAGCGGCCTTCGCACTGCGCAATCCATGGAATAAATGGCCCTGACCCCGATGATCCCAGCCTTGAAATTCGCATAAGGGTTAACTTCGACTTCGAGCACTCCCCATTCACCGACGACCAGTTCCTGCCAGTCGCCGAAAAGCAGGCCCGCCGTTGGAATCTGATTGGAACTAATGGCGGGGAATCCACACATCATTCCATCCCACATGCTGCCCTCCCAGCAAGGCGACCAGGTATTGGCCACCTTCATCTCGGCCATCATGATCGCGGCCGTCGCGGGGGTTCCGACATATCCGCCGCGGACCGGCGTTATATTGGCCGCTGCGAGGTCAGATTGAAAGCCAAGGACTCCGGCATAAGCAAGGGTCGTGCCGCTCTGGGTTCCAACTAACGGGGTATAGATAATTCCAAGAGGCGATCCGGAAGTCCCGGGGCCTGCGATTGCCGCATAATCGGCTGCAAGAGCCACTACCTGGGCCAGATCGTCACTGACGATGCCCTCTGCAGCCGGGGTGCTCTGAAGAAGCAGTTGCCGGCTGATCTCCGTGTAAGCCCCGACCGTTTTGGGTGTCATAACGACCTGGATGATCGTCTGTTGACTCTCGGTAATATCGGTTGATTCGGTGGTCAACCAGTAAGCTGTTGCCGCCCCGGACTGCCTCGGGATTGTGATATTTCCCTGGAGACCCGTGAGCCGCCTTGCCCCCATTCGAAAGATCACGGCCCGGTTCCTCAACATTTCGATGAAACCGACATTGGTCGTGTCAACCAAGTACGCACCGCCGCCATAAGCAACCGACAAATCGCGCCGACCCTCACGATGAACTGGGACAGGGACTTCCCTTTGCAAAACTTCGTAGGGAACATAAAACTTTGTCTGTTCGACGACTTTGTTCATCTTGGCTGCCGTCGCCTTGGAGCACTCCAATTCAAAGGGTGCGTTTCTCCAATCATTTTCCACGATGGCCAGGATGGCCCTGGTTAAACTGAACTGCTGGGTTTCTTTCCTCGTTAGGCCAATATAGCCAAGGGCGTCATCGGGATTGCTTTTGCTCCGCTCTGCGAGAACGAGCAGGAGCTGATCCGAAACCTCTGCCAGGGAAAGGCCCTGCACGATCCAGGCGTCCTTGATGTTATCGGGGATTCTGTTGGCCTTGCAAAGATTCTCGATCCCCCTCTTCCTTTCCTTCTCCAGCTCCAGGGCAGAAGGGGCCTTTTCATGGCGCTGCGCTTCGCAGGCCAGGCATTTGCCGTCTTTTAGTTCGGCACCACATTTGGGACACTTTTCCATTTTTCTTTCCTCCTTTTTGGGAATCTCAACTCTTTCTTGTTTTTCTTCTTCGGCCTTCGTGGGGATCCTGATCTCGATTTCTCTTGCATCGTCATTGGTCCTTCCCACGCCGACGCTGATGTCGGCCGGGACGGAGACAAGGGAAATCTCATAGGGCTCCCAGCGCATGACCCGGTATGTGCTCGGTGCATCTTTCATTTCCTTTTCGAGCACGACTTCGTCGATCTGATAGCCCACCGACACATTCGACCGGATTCCGTCGAGCACATCCTGGAAGATCTCCTCGGCCTTGGCACTCCGCCCGAACCGCACGCTGGCGCGGCCCTTACGGTCAGCCTCGTCGATCGATACTCCCTCGATGACCCCGACCTGGTTCTTCATGTCGTGGTCTATCAACAAAGCGCCCCCTTTCTTCAGGCGGCGCAGGTTCACAGATTTCGATTGATGGTCGAGGATCTCGGTCCCCCAGAACCGTTCCACCGGCTCTTCGGAGCTGAAGGAGAGATCGATTGTTCTCTTCTTCTCATCGATCTGCCTTTTTTCGATGATGGCCCCCCGGTACTGCATCCCGACCTTGATGGTTCTGATGGTTTCCGAATCGGCGGTCTTTTCGGCTTTGGCGGCCTCGAAGGTGCCGCCCCTTTTCTTGCAGTGGCCACGGGCATCGTCGGCGCTCCAGGTCTCTTTCGGGTAACGCAGGGCCTGGATCTCTGACTTGCCACTTTTAATGCCGTAGATCACGTCCACGCATTTGCCGTCAACTTTCTCTTCGCAGTTTTTGCGGGCGAACCGGTCAAACTGACCGGGATCGGCGAGCCGTCACGCATGCTCGTTGGGGTAGGGCCGTTCCTCCTGCAGGTAGGCCTCGCGAGCGATATCGATCAGTTCACATTTCTCGTTTTCTTCCATCTCTTTTCTCCTTCAACGCTGTCGATATGGGACGACCACCGATCTCGGCTCGCCTGGAGGAGCTCCAGAGGTGCTCTTCTGGAATGCTGCCGATTCGGGGTCGGTATCGAAGATGAGGTTTTTCTGTTTCATCATGTCAAGTTCATAGCGGCGCTCGTTGAGGACATCTTCGATGTCGCGGCCGCCGCCCGTGAGGGCGATGACTTCGGTCGTTGTCGTGAGGCCTGCCTTGATGCCTTCCTTATAGGCCTTGACTTCCTTCTCGGGGTCAATCCACGTCCAGCCGCGGGGTTTGAAGCGAACAGCGCCAAATTTCTGCGGATTTGCAGCGTAATCCTCAATGGAGACTGCATTTACCGCACGTGCCAGCACGGCCTGTTGGAGCCATTCGCGATGAACCTCCTGCCGGAAGTTGCGGATAAACCAGAGCTGTATCGTCCGCCAGAGGTCGCGGTCATCAAGAAGCGCCAGGCGGCTTGATGAGTAGTTGCTCTGGGAGTAGTCGCGTGAGAGCGATTCATAGGAGACTCCCGTGCCTGCCGCGATTTCGCGGAGCATGAAGCGCATGAAGGGGTCCATCGTAGAATTTGGCCGGTTCGGGTTGACGAAGTTGAATTTTTCTCTTGGATTCAGGCGCTCGACAATGCCTGGCTCGATGGTGATCTGCCGGGACTGATCTTCTTGCTTCTCGCCATAGTCCTGCTCGGTTTCGATGATGCCCATGTAGGAGGCGGCCGCGCGGGCGGCGATGATTTCGGCCTCCGAATAGCCGTCGACGTCATTCAGTTTTCGCAGCACGGCATGAAGCCAGGGCTCGCCCCTGGTTTGGGGCCAGCGGTCGATTACCCGAAGATGGATGATCTGGTCGGCAGAAACGCGCTCGATGGCGTCGGTCTCCTGGGCGCTGAAGCGGATCTCGCCAGGATGAAGTCGCCGGATCCAATAAGCGACCGGACGCCGAAATGAATCGGACTCGATCCCCATCCGGACCACTGCCTCGGGCAGCAGTGCCGAGGGTTGGAATTCGTCCAGGACTCTTTCAGGCTCGATCACCTCGATCGCGAAAGGGACTGGAGAGCCGCCGAAAGAGCGGAAGTGCTTGCGGATGAAGATTTCTCCGGCCTCAAAGATCTGGCCCATGGCCATGCGCTCGATGTCGGCAAAATGGAGGAGACCCCCGGTATGGCAGTATTTCGCCGCGCTCCACTCTTCCCAGGCTGATTCGATGTCGTCATTGATGCGCGTGTTGAGCTGGTCTCGCGTGGTCATGACCTGGGCCTGCATACCGATGCCCGGGCCTACCACGTTATTGACGACGATAACCTTAGCCCGCTTTGCAAAAGGCGCATCGCGCATGAGCGCCCTGGAGCGGCCACGGAGAATCCGCAGGCTGGTGGAGAGTTCTGAGTCGGAGCTCGTTACGAGCTGCCCCCAGCCCTCTGTCAATCGCGACTGCTTCGCCCCGGCATACATCCTGGTTGAAAACCGGGAAGGTGGAGTCGAGAATCCCGGAGAAGGGGAGATCCAACGCCTGAAGACAGGAAGAATTTTTTTAACCCATTCAAACACGTCTAAACCTCACACCGACGCGGCGCGGGCTGTCAAGGCCGCGGGCGATCCCTTCGGCTTCGAGCTCGCGCTCATATTCGGTTTTATAGAAGCTGCGCCATTTGATCAGCTCCTCGGGACTCATCTTCGAAAGAGACCGGCCCCCGATACTGTAGCTCAGCACGTCGGCGGTCGCCTTGCCTTCGAGTAATGCTTCGATGGCTTCTAGGGTTTTCTTCGCATGGGATCTGAGATCGCTGGTCGATGTGGCCTGCGTGATGTCGGGCAGGATCTCGACCTGGCCGGATTCGAGAGTGTATTTTTCGGTGATGGCCGGAGTAGGGGTGGCCCCGTCATCTTTGTAAACGTAGGCCTGCCAGGAATAGGTCCCGGCGGCCCAGAGCCGACTCACGGCGGGCAGAACCGAGATGGCGTAGTCAGCGCCCGAGCTGCTGGCGGTAATGGTGATCAGGGATGCGCCATATTTAGTCAGGACAAAGGCAAGAGTCCAGTCGTCCGTGGCGGGATAATCAGAGACTGTCTCGTCCCATTCGATGGTGTCGCCGGCTCTCAGGGTGGAAGGAATGTTCATCTCAAGCAGCTCCTATTTTCATGTCCCCCTGGACAATTCCAGTAGAGGTCGTTGAACAGAGGCAACAGAATTCCAAACAAGCTGTGTCAGCAATCCACGGGGCACCGATGGCACAGAAATCCCCCGGTGGTGCGATGTTTGCGACTAATTGCGGAACACTGAATAATTTCTTCCTTGCCGTGATCCCCCATGAGCCTGCTGTCCCAGTCGAAGTTCCTATGTTTACCTTGACCACGCTCTTCATCGTCTGACCCGCATTCGGAATTAATTGAATACAGCGGGAGGCTCTGTTAAGGGGAGAGGCTCCGGCAAGAGAGAACGTGATTGTACGTTGAGTGTCAGTCTGATCCGTATAGGTGACGGTGCAGGTCTGTGCGGTTGTCCCAATATCCGTATACATCTCAGCGAACCATTCCACATCGGATCCATCGACCGTACATCTTCCCTGTCCGTTTGCGGTGGTCAAGGCGACATTTACCGTTTGATCTCCAGTTGTGACACCACTCAGTCCTCCCATGTGGGTAAGACGGTCGTAAATCAACCACGTATTAACGGTCGCCCCGCAGATGGTGGCCTTGAGAATATATAAATCAAGCGACCCTGAATTTGGCAGCAGCCACGATCCCAATAAGGTGTCATCACAGGTCGCTGCTGCCCCAGGGATTGCTCCCTGTGCTGGCCATCCGGTCGCTCTCCACAAAGAGGCAAAGTAGCCGGCGGCAAGATTGGCAATGCTGGCCTTGTTGAGTGGCAAAATTAATCCACTTGCGAGTCCTGAGACGATTTTGTTCATTGAATCTAAAGCCACGTAAACTCCTATTGTCTTACATAAAAGAAAATAGCAGGACCATTACCTTGAGTTCCGGGTTGCCCTTGATCCCCTGTTGCACCCTTATCACCCGTTAAACCTTTATCGCCTGTGGGTCCCTTGTCTCCCGTTAGCCCTTTATCGCCATCTGGCCCTATACTTCCCATATCACCCGTTAAACCTTTATCGCCCGCGGGTCCCTTGTCTCCTACTGGCCCTTGGTTTCCGACGGGGCCTTGATTTCCAACTGCCCCCTGATCTCCGGTTAGACCCTTATCCCCCATAGGCCCCTTATCTCCGGTTGCGCCTTTATCTCCGTTAACTCCCTTGCTGCCTTGATCGCCAGTGGGGCCTCCATCGCCCTGGGCGCCTTGAGGGCCCTGTGGACCCTGTGGACCTTGTAGGCCTTGCGCTCCTTGCGGTCCCTGGTCTCCCATCGGCCCTTTGTCGCCACTAGGCCCCTTGTCGCCCTGGATGCCTTTATCTCCAGCCGGACCCAGTTCTCCAATCGGCCCCTGCAATCCCTGCGGTCCCTGCGGACCTGGAGGACCGGGATCTCCCGTTTCACCTTTGTCGCCCGGGCTCCCGCCTCCGCTTGGGATCGAGTCGCCCTTTTCCCCCTTTTCGCCTTTCAGACCAGGGGGACCTTCATTCAGGGTGACGGACATTATTTCGATTGCCGTGGGTTCAAGCGAAACATTCAGGGCTTCGGCGGATAACTCAATCAAAATCTCTTCGACCAAAGGGCCGATCACGGCGGAGATAATTTCAGGCTCCTGAATTACGATTTGAATTTCATCCATCAGACAATTGCCGCCGACAAAGTAAGGGTTCCTTGCAAAATTCTGAGCTTCGACCCGTCGGATCGAATAAGGTAAAATTGATACTGAAAAGCCATGGTTTGCGCGGTCATCGGAATGGATAGACTCTGATCCGCCGAAATACCAACGCTCATTTTCCCCGAGGCGGCATCAATGATAACGGCGGTCGAGGTCACTATGGTTTTTGACGTCTTTCCGAAACCAGTGGCGACCTTGAGCACTCCGCTGTACCCTTGGATGTTAATGGGGCCGCTGGCGTTGCTGATCGTTAGTCCGATTGCCCAGTCCGATCCTTGCTCAACGCTAAAGTCTTTTTGGGCTGTCACATCGACCTCTCCTGCGGGCAAGAAGGTAGTTTAAGATACTAAACAAAAAGTTTATCTTTAAGGTAGCAGTATACTAAACAGAAAGGAATGTAAAGGGCGAGACCATGCCAAGAATTGGGGGAATTTGTGGGGATTTTTAGGGGAATTTAGGGGGATTTTTCAGTACTTTTTGCACCTCTGCAGCCAGGCGTTCAATTCAGACCTGAGCGCCACAGGCTTATTGTCGGGATCGCGGCGAACTGGGAGGTGATGTTTGACTACTTTTTTTCTTACTGTCTCGGGTGTGCAGTCGCAAAATTCGGCGATATTTTTCCAGCCATAGATCCAGCCGTTCATCTTGTCATCCTCCTCGGGTTTGGGGTTTTTTTTCGCTACCATCCTTTTGTCCAAGTGCCTTTGGGTCGGCGGGTTACCGGGTTGATCGGCTGCATTGCTTTCTGATCCGGCCCGGGAGCTGCCGGAACTCTGTGAATAACTCGGATGCCGCCATCAAATTCGGAATCGGCCATGGCAAATGCGATGACCGTGCAATCGAGCAGGTGATTGTCGCGGCGGACTCTCACCCAGTTCCATTTGCCATCGACATCCATTCGGTTCTCTTCGGCCAGAAGGTGTTGGAGGTATTCGGAATCGATCGACTCATGGAATGTGAAGAGGCCGGAAACAGGCCTTTTGATGAGTTCGATGCCGCATTTCTGGCAGGTGAGAGGGCCTTCTGCCCCGAACCGGTCGAATGAATAGCGATTGTTGCTTTTGCAATCGGGGCAGGCGACGACGTTTCGGTTAAGCCGAAACCAGAGGAGATCTTTCATCGCATCGGTGTTGATCTCGATGAGTGTGAGGCCTCCAGGTATTGTCGCGCCCTTGTCCCCCGGCATTTTATCGATGCGAGAATGCTTGAGGCGCTTCGGGATGTCCCTGGAAAGGCCTTTCGTGCCGAAAAGCCCACGCATGTGCATTTTTCTGATCCATTCATAGGCGGCGGCCGTCATGGTCATATCGGTGCCCTGAAATTCACTTCCGCCCGTGTCAATTCCGGTTCTCCAGAGGTGAAGTTGCCTTGCTTCTCCATCAACTTGATAGAGGCGGTTCCTTACCAGCTCCTCAAGATCGGAAGTCTCGTAGTCGCCAGGGAGCCATCCCTTCTGCACGAGATGGGGACCGTAATCAGGTTTCCATGCGAGGACCGCATACCAGAAGCCTCCCTGGCCCGGATCGATGCCTGCGGTCAAGGCGATTGTCCCTTTCGGGCAGACGAGCTCGGGAAGCGCGATCTGATTTTTGCCGAGCTCGATCTGGGTCGCCGAGACGGCCACCTGCTCCCAGGGCCGTGCTGCGTTGTAAATGCGCCAGTTGCGGACAGGCGTGAAGTCGTCTCCTTCTTTGAGGGCCTTATTTGCTTCCAGAAATTCCTTGGCTATCACGCCGAACGTGCCTCCGGAGAACGGAGAATACCACTTCGGAAGGTGAAAGCCGATTTTTTTGTAGCGCCTTGTCTTGAGGGCATCGTCAAGAGAGATCGTTTCCTCGATGCGGCCTCGGATGTTTTTCATAATCTCGTCGGCCGGATCGCCGGAGGTGCGCGCTCTCCAGACTCCTTTTGTGAGCATGCGGATTTTATCGAGATTCGAAATATGTTTCTGGCACGCTTCGCATTCATAGTAGGCCATTTCCTCGACAACGATTGGGTCATGGTCCTCTCCGAATTTTACGTTCTCCCAATAGAGGACCTGATGGGTGCCGCAGTGGGGACAGGGGATCCAGTATTCGAAGACGAGCTGGCAGGTCTTGAGCTCCTGCCAGATATTTCCCTCTGGGGTGGTGGGCGTGCAGGTATCGATTTCTTTTCTGTTGGTGAAGGTCGTCATCGTCTGCCTAATTCCTTCGATGGGATCGATGGCGTTCTCGCCCACCTGTTTTTTAATTTCGTCGGCCTCATCGACAAAAAGGTAGCGGTTGCTACGCGTGGTGGTCTGCGTGTCGGAGCCGGCCCAGGCCATGGCCAGGACCATCGTCTGGAAGTTCATGCGGAGTTTCGTATAGTCGTCCGGATTCTCCGGCATACGTTTCATTACTTCTGGACACGATCGAAAGATGAGATCGATTTTTGTTTCCGAGATTTCCTTGGCTTTGTCGCGAGTCGGAAGAAGAAAAGTCGTCGAGCCTGGATCCTGGGCCACGACGTAGCAGAGGAAGGAGTAGATCGTCGTGCTCTTGGCGAGCTGCCGCCCCCAAACTAGAACAATGTGCTCCGTAAAAATATCCTGCAGGGCCAAGAGGGGGCCGCGAATATATGGCGTGCGGGAGATGCGCAGTGGGCCAGGCTCTGCCGCCATCTTCTCGGAGAGGACAATATTTTTCTCAACCCAGTCCGGGATGGAGATCTCGTCCGGAAGACTCCAGATGGTCTCCCACGCGTCCTGGGGGATTTTTTGCGCGAGGGCGCTTAGATTTGACATGGCGTGCCTGCTCCAGAATTTGAATCACGTTTCTTATTTCAGACCGCAGAAGAAGCTCGATTTCTTTGGGGTCTGTCATGGGTGCGAGGATCTCGGCCAGGCGCCGCGGCAGACTAAGAAAAGTAAGCTTGATCGCAGCACCCAACGCGATCACCATCTTGGTTGCCTCATTCTTCGGTACGAGTTTGCCGCGAAGTTCCCTGAGTTTAGTTTCTGAGATTTTTGTCTTGAGCAGTTCGTGGTCGCGGCGAGCATCAGTGAGCGATGGTTTAAGTTCAGTGTTAAATCCATTTGTCGCGGTGCCAGTTTTGGGGTTAGTGTTAAATCCATTTCCTGCGAATTCCATTTGTGGAGTCTGGGCAGGTTTGGACTTTGCCTCTGCTTTGAGTTGACGTGAGCGGTCGATATTGGCCTCAATCGCAGAGTTGGCCTGGGCTGGGTCGACCTTGCCTTTTTTGAGAACAATGACTCCCTGCTTGACGAGCTGGGTGATTCGGGCACGGGAATATTTGGTCTTGCGTGCGAACTGCGCTTGAGTGAGTAATCTTGGCATCCTTGGCTAAAATCCGCTTCTAAAGTAAAAATTGTTAATTACATTCAATGTGTTAAGGTCAACAAAACCTTGGGCCGCTCTCGAAATTTGCGGGCTTGCGCATCGCATTGAGGGGTCGGCAGGAAGGACCCAAAAATATTTGCTTCCATTATCCGCCTATGCTGGTACGCTTGAAGATTTGGTTCCAAAATTCCTGCTTGAAGAATGAGACCATGCTGTCAGCCACTTTGTCGAAGTTCACTCGTACCATATCCGTAACCGACGGGCCGGGCAGTCCCTTCATCCTGAGCTTCGCGGCGCGCCGTGGATCCACTCCCCTCCCTCTGCCTTTATGCCCACGCCCGACGCCCGGAGGCCATGGGCGGATCTTACGGATTGCCACATATCGATTCCTCAGCCGATCAACCCATGCCCCCTCATAAAAGCTGATCTGATTTCTCCTTATGTTGACCAGCACTCCTTTGGGCGCCTGCCTGGCTCCGAAGTGGGTGAGGGACAATTTGCGGCTGACGGTTTTAAGCAAGATCTCCATCGCGCTCTGTGTAGTACGAATAACTTCAATCTTGCTGCGAACGTCCGAAGTGCTGACATTATATTCGGAGGTCACCTCGTCAACGAGTTGTTTCTTGCCGTAGGTTCCGGTGCGATCCAGGGCGGAGCGCATGGCCTTGCGGATGAGGTCACCGCTCAGGGTTTGCCTCAACTCTTCGAGGCCTTCGAGTTTGAGATCACATTTGAAGAGTTCAGCCATAAAAATTTCACCGCCTTTTAAAAGAATCCATCTCTGTGAATCCGATTTATTGTCGGCCGAGCAAAATGATGGACTTCGGAAATTTCCATCAGCCGGTCCGGGCCCATCTTCACGCACGCCTTTTCAACTGCCTGCATTGGATTCAGGGCATTGAGTTCAACGCTGTGGATCCATTTTTTCTTTCCGTCTCCGATTTTGAACACTGTGATTTTATACAGCATGGCCCCTCTCCTCGATTACGATCCTGCCTTCGTAGCCCCAGCGTTTTGTCGCATGAATGTCCCAAATCCCCGAATCGTCACTATACAAAGCATCGCCGAGAGCTTTTAAAAGATTATCCAGGTCTGGCTTATCCATATGTGCGCAGCCACCCATTTGTTTCTTTTTTTTCTTTGGCCAGGACTTGGGCATTGGGATGACAAAAGTTACATGAGCCCCAAAAGAGGGAAGAGCCATTCTTTCCATTTGGCAATGCCTGCAGAATTTCCTATATCCCGAAACCTGCTTTCTTGGAGGATCGAGCCATTTGTCCCTTTGTGTCATCCTTGGTTTTGCGATTGGGGTGATTTCGTATTCCATTTTAAGAGAGCCTTTCCTGGATCTCTTTAAAAAGAGATTTGGCCTTTTCCGGGGCCAGCCTTTCTTCGTCTTTGAGTTCCGGAATCTCTGCTTTTGGATAACCAAAACTATTATTATGTTTATCTTTTATATATATGCCGCAGTTTTGTTTGGAGGTTTGGTTAACCAAATTTTTTTCGTTTTGCTTATCCAAGTTCTCAAGCAAATTGCCCTGATTTCCACAATCGTCTTTCCGTTTCCTAAAAGCAGGATTACCTCCTAATTTCCCAGCCTTAGACCTGATTTTTGACACCCTGTCATCCCTCATCATGCGCCTACAAATTATTGTTATGTTTTGGTTATCCAAAATCTCGCCCGATGCAACGTGACTATCGATCAAAATTTTTAAAATTTTCATCGATTTTTTTTCGGTTCGGCGGAGGACTCTGGCCCATTCGTCAAGCGACTTTGTCGCCTTGCCAATGGTGTCGGAATCCCACAGGCGGCAGCAGATTCGGATCCAAGCGCCTTCGATCTCAAGGGGACAATCATCGAGATCGCGTCGCCAATGGATGGGATAAAAGTCGAAAGAGGGCTTTTTGATCATAAATTGCTCTCCCAAAGAGCGGCGTTCGCCCGGTGTGCTTTAGGATTGTTTACCTGGACATACCCTACTTGACTGATCCATCCCCTGCGGGCCCCCTGGAGGAGTATCGCGCCCCAGGCGCGAAGGGATGGAGGGTCCGATACGACCCCTTTTGCCTCTTGCCTCACCATCTCTCCAGAGAATTTGTCGTGCTTCTTGGCGTAAATGTAGAGAAAATCGAGGGCTTTGGCCTGCCATTCATCATGGATATCCTCCGCATGCTCCACGGCTCTTTTAATTCCCCGGTTCCGTAGATCCATGCCGGTGGGTTTCTGTTTTTGAATATCGAAAAAAGAGAGCTGAGTCATCTTATCTATAAGCTGCTGGCCTACTCCATTTACGGTTTAGTTTTTTCCACTCATCGGGATATTCTTTTTTTTCTCTGCCTTGATAAAGTTGGCAGAATGGTAAGAATCCCATCGAATAAACCTTTTCCAGACGTTTTTCTGCCTCAAGAATTGTCTCCCCATCAAAGCCAATCATTACATAGCAACGCTTTTTTTGAAGGGGAAAATCAGAAGTAAGGTCAGCAACATGTTCTAAAATAGGAAAGTTTTTATTGTGATCGCAAGCAAACCAAAGTTGTTTAATACGAATTTTTTTAAAGTGATCGATATGCCAATGAGTAAGAAATCTCCCATCCAGGCCACCAGGAAATTCAATCGGCTCCTGTTGCCTCGAAAGCATATTAAAAACGCTTTCGATATGGACTTTCGAACAAGCTAAGAGATTATTATCCTGGACTATCCAACCTTTTTCGATAGGCAATTCTCTTATTTTCCCCTCCCGTTCAGGGACAAGGCACCATGGGCATTTCCATGGACAACCCCGACTTGTGATCGTTATCCCTTTTTTGATAAAAATATTGGGATAAAAGTTACCGCCACGATCTTCACATGCAGGGCCGCCTATTTGCACATCATCAAAATAATCCTTCCATGCACGATAAAGCCTAAATGCTTCTCGAAGATCCCATGTAAAAGCCACTGAAATACGAACAGGCTGATTTGGAGGAGTGAACAATGGAGGATCACCTACAAATGCAAGGTTATCATCGGGAGTCCATTTGGTACGTCGAGGAAATACCCTAATCATTTTTATTTAGCTTCCTCATTCGTCTCCCTCTTCGAAGGCGGAGAGCAGGGCCTTTGTCAATTTTCTTTCGGGTAAAAGGACAAGGTTCAGAACATTTAGAAGGATGGTTATTTCGGCATTGTTCCAGTGGCGCTCCCCGCTGAATTTGCGTGTTAATTCGGCCTCGCTAATGGCCATAAGATAGGCCAGTTGCTTCTGGTTTATATCCTTTCTGGCCATCGCCACTTTGATGATTTTTATGAAATCCAGCGTCAATTTAATTCCCTTGACTTACCGGCCGAAATTTAATAAAAAAGAGGCCACAGATCAAAAAACCATTGGGGTGGATGATCGATGCTGTGGCCTCTTCGAGGATCGCGCACGCGGCGCAAGCGCCTGCGCTGCACGCCACGGTCGCGCCTCTCTTTTTTGGGACAATCTGTACATCTGATGCCGATTTTTGGCATTAACTTTTTTGTCCCTTAATCCGAACAGGCATTGTATTTCTTTCGGAACATTTTATGCAGAAGATTTATCGCCATTATCAGGGAAAAGGACTTCTTCGGCGACGCCGAGGTACTGGGAGATCCGGCGCCGATATTTCCAGCCCTTTAAGCGTCCCGCGATCATTTCAGAGATGCGCTGGGGTCGTATGCCTATTTCTTCTGCCATCTGTTTTTGGTTTTTGTTCTTTTCGGCGAGCCTTGCTTCGAATATTTCTCTGTCCATTGCAAAACAAATTTACATAAAACGTAACTGTTTGTCAAGAAAAACTTTAATGAAAAAGGAAGAAAGACGCAAAGTCGGCAAAAGAATTAAGGATTTACTGAAAGACCATCAATGCAGCCAGGCAGATCTCGCCCGCGTTGTAGCAAGACATGATGGAATCTCTTTCAAGGCAGCCTCTGTGAAGGTCAGCCGCGTCATTCATGGCACTTTCGAGGCAGATTACGATTTTTGGAGTTGCCTCTACGAAATGTTCGAGCCGAATATCGGATATCTCATTGCTGAAAAAGGCGAGCCTTACGTTAAGCCCTTTAAATAAATAGCTTTTTCTCCCGCCAAAAAAATCTTTTCAAACCGCTCATTTTTCCCTTGACAAGAGTTACAGTTTGTGTTACTCATCTTCTCAATGAAAACCCGAACCCAATCCCACACATCTAAGAAGAAAGTCTTGCCACAGGCCCAAATTTTAACGCACAGCCCCATAAGCAGAGGCCTATGTCTCTTCTGCCAGGAAATTTTCAATATCCGGGATGGCCACCTCCGGGATATCTGCCCAGATTGCTCTGAGATTTTCAGGGGAGAGGAAAGGGACCTCTACATGGAGGAGACCGGATGCGCGTGATTTGCTGCGTTTGTGACATTCTTTATAACTTGAAAGAGCCATTTTCCAATGATGATGTCAGCCATGGCTATTGCGAGGAGTGCTGGCCATGGGTTGAGAATAACCTAAGAATCGAGATGGAATCCCGAACTATTTCTCAGGCAAGTCGCCCGAACCTAAACCTCCACGAAAGTGGTCCTACGGGAATTGGGCACGGCGGTGCGCGGCAGCCTAAGGGCGCTTGAGAATTAACTGGCGGACCCCGAAAGGGGCGGTACGGGGGATGAAAGGGAATCCAGGGAGAGATCCTGAATCAAGTTCAGGATGACATAGACTCGCCTTCGCTCTGACGAGCTACGGCGCACACCGCGCAAGCGCTGGCACTGCGGGCGGTAGAAAGGAGGATAAATGTCGATCAAGGGAGCTGTATCTTTGATTCCAGCTAAGATTCAGGGAATGCTTTCAGATTATATCGATGATCTGGAAGAGGCCTGGACGACGGCTGGTGAAAGTCCATTAGTGATTTCAATTTCTGCGAAGATCGCTGTTTCTAAAGGAAAGAATATCTGCGAGATTTCCCTGTCGTTCACAAAGGAAAAAGTAAAGGAAACGTTAACCTATGAATGGAATCCTAACCAACGATCTCTATTCGAGCACATCAAAAATATGGATGAGAAATTAAAGAAAGATGGCGTAACGATGGAGATCAGCTCGAAAGGCAAATCCGTGACATTGGGAAAAACCGGGCATGATTCATGACCAAAAAAAAGTTCAGGTTGCTTCTGTTTTCAATCATCTCCTTCGCCATATCGGCGGTAATTCTGATCCTATTGTGCGAGTCCAATTTTTAATCCGATGGCTTAAAACATTTTGGCGACGGCATATCGTGGATGATTTTCCGTGGCCGGACGAATGCTTCGATTGCAACCGGCTGGATTGCGAGGGATGCCATGTCAAAGATTAAGGCCTTCGTTTGGGGATTTGCTATCGCTGCCTTTATTTTCACTGGCCTCGGCTATGCCTGGAGAATGGGCCAGGTTGATGGCCGCCACAAACAAGAGATTTCAAAACTCACTAAAACCATCGAATATTACCGAGATCATTGGACACCAATTAGAAAGAAATAAAAAGGCCATGAACAAAACAAAAATCGAATATCTTGATTATACCTGGAATCCGATTGCCATGAGATGCACCCCGGTCTCCGATGGCTGCCGGAATTGCTGGCACCTGGCCATGGTGAAGAGGCTGGCGAAGAATCCGTCAATTTCTAAAACTGAAAGGGAAGCCTATGCCGGAGGACCGCCATTTCTCAGAAATTTGAACGGACCCGATGGTCTGAGAAAATCATCAATTATTGGAGTCCAATTGATGGGTGATCTGTTTCATTCTTCGATCACATACGAACAACGGGTTGAGATAATTGAAGTTATGGAAATGAGTAACCACATTTTTCTTATTTTGACGAAGCGATCACAAGAAATGAAAGATTTTTTTTGCGAATTATTTGATGGTTACGGCAGGCCAAATCATATCTGGCTTGGCGTCTCCGTTGAGGATCAGAAAATCGCCAATGAGAGAATACCGATTCTTTTGCAGATTCCGACGACTCACCGATGGGTGAGTGTTGAGCCGATGCTGGGACCGGTGGACATTTATCCGACGCCAATGCATCAAGGAAGTGAGTGCTTAGATTGGGTCGTCTGTGGGGGCGAGACTGGCCCAAAGGCTCGGCCTCTTAGTCCTGATTGGGTGAGATCTTTAAGAGATCAGTGCCAAGCGGCAGGAGTGCCATTTTTCTTTAAGGGATGGGGAGATTATAACCGTAGGGCACAAGGCCTTCAATTTGTTGGTGATCCAGGTAATACGGGGCGTCTTCTCGATGGGCGGGAATGGAATGAAATACCAAAATAAGGAGATGAATATGGCTGATAAAATTTTTTGCGTTTTGGCGATCATAATTGCGATTCTTATGTGGCCTATGGGCGGCTCCGGGCAGGAGACCTTGGACCATCCGGAGGGATTTGTATGCCCGAAGGCAAATCCCTTATTTATAGCGTCCGACACTCCGTATGAGAGGCTGGATTTAAGGAGGCTATGGAAGATCAGGACCGTCGAGGCTAACCCTTCATTCGGATTATCGGAAGGGATTGTTCTCTATTTTAAGGGCGAGCCAGTGCTGAGGATAGGTCATGAAGGGATTAGCCGATTCTTCTTCTGGGACAGCCCCGGGGATCCATTTGAGATTGACTGCCATGGGAGGCTGAAGGTTTCCGATCCCTGCCACCACTGTCGAGATTTTGATTGACAGCCATGTCGAATTCTAATATCATTCGGTCCATCTCGCTTGAGGGGGTGGATGAGATGAGGGGAGGAGTCTACCGCTACCGGAAGGGCTGGCGGGTCCGTTTCCGGGGCGATTATTTTTATAAAGATGAGCATGGCCGCCCATTCAAAGCCGAATTTTACGCCACAGCATTTCTTGACCTTCTGAATCAGCTCTACGATCCAGATCCAGCCAAAAACCGATACGATCCAAAACGATTCAAAGATCGCACGCCCTACCGGTTCGATCAGGCCTTCGACCTTTACCTGGAGCGAGTCGAAAACGACAGCTCGTGGCAGAAATCAAAATACTGGATCTGGCAAAAATACTTTGTACCGTTTTTCAAGGATCAGGACTTCCGGACCATAGATCAGGTCCAGTTGGAGGGATTGCAAACATGGCTCGAAAAAAAAGGACTCAAAGGAAAGACGATAAAAAATATCATGATGACTTTACATGGATTCTTGCACC